GCGGGTTCGACTCCCGCCTCGCGCACCAAGAAGAACCAGGTCTGAAAAGGCCTGGTTTCTTCATTTTTCCTGAAAACGTTGCGGCACAAGGGATTTGGTGATTGCTCCCTCCCTTGCTTTTTTCCATATTTTACACTCTAACGAGAAAAAAGGCAAGTAAATATCACACGCCGAACAATCATGCAACACGAAATATCACACAGATTGATAGGGGGGCGATTAAAATCAGGCGTCCTCCTCTTTCATAAGCTGGTAAAAACATCTATCGATTTTTTGGTCGACCTCATTCTGTTTACTACGCATCGTATGGTCATACACCGAGCGCATAACCCGCGGACTTGACCAGCCACCGCGGGCCATCATATATCTTTCTGGTACCCCAAGAGCACTCATTAAACTGCAATTGGTATGCCGCAGATCATGAAAGCGGATAAGAGGAAGATTATTTTTGCGCAGGATTGTTTTGAGCCTTTGAAGTAAACAATTTCCTTTGATTTTGACTACATGATCCTCTGGGCCATCATTGCCTTTGCTGGCCTTTAGCAGTTCCATGATATACTCAGGCGCATGGAGAGTGCGTGTGGAGCAGGTCGTTTTGGTAGACTTTTCGACCCACTGATTTTCTTTATTCCTTACTCTGGCTTGACGAACCGTAATAGTATTGTGTGTAAAGTCTACATATTTCCAGGTCAGACCTGTGACTTCAGAAGATCGAAGACTAAGCCAGAGTGCCAAAAGTATAGGGACTTCCATTTCTGATCCTTTGATTGCCCGTAAAAGCTTACCTACCTGCTCAGGCTCTAAGTATTGCTGCTCGTTCAATTCCTTTTGCGGAAGGGTGATATTTAGACGCAAAGCTGGGTGATACTCCCGTAGAACAGCAGAAAAGAACCCATGAATATTATGTACAGACTTTGGGGTGGGCATATGGACTCGGCCCTGACTATCAGTATAGGGCTTGCTCTCTATATTGAATGCTTCCTGGATCATAGATGGTGTCAATCGATTTAGGCGGATTTGCATGAGCCCTTGCAGGTGCCTCCTGCGTATGATGTCATAGCCCCTGACGGTCGATGGTGACAATATACTGTCTTTAGAGGCCAGATATCGCTCCATCGCCTCGGCTAAGGTCATATTAGAAGAGTCCCTAGATATTTCCCGGTAGTGGAGCTGCCACTCCAGGGCGGCATACTCCGCTTCCTTCTTAGTATAGGCAGTGAAAGAACGGTACTGACGTTTTCCGTCAGGTGCGGTGCCAGCATAGACTTGGCATCTCCAGGAGCCGGAGGGAAGCTGTTTAGCAGTGGCCATGTTTTTTCTCCTTTCTCTTGCACCAGCGTACCTATGTATGATACAATGAGGGCGCAAAGGTGCCTTGGATCTAGTAGTTTGGGGTGCTTTGCTTACCGTCGATGTTGGTAGCATCTACGGCCCGCCCTCGGTGTTGGTAGCACTGGGGGCGTTTTTATTTTGTTCCCCTGTCTCGGTGTTGGTAGCGCCGGGGTGGGGAGTTTTATTGTGCTCCAAAATACGCTTGATTTTTCTGTTTGACTATGATAAACTGATTTCATTCGCCAAAATAAGCCGTTTTGGTGAATGAAACAGCGAAAGCGGGTATATATTTCCACGAAAATATAAGCCGCAAAGAAACGGAGGTGTTCACATGGGATATCAAAATTTATCAGAGCTGTATTACAAAGACAAGGAAGCGTATAAAGCGTTATATGAAAAACGGTATCAAAGTGAATATGCGATACATTTAGATTTCCAAGTTAATGGAAACAATGCATTTTTCATTCAAACGCCGGAGATCAACCATATGATTACAGATATTTTGCGCATGAACACTGCTGTTTCAAATCTCTGCTCCATACTGCCTGGTGCGGCTATTAGTCAGTTTTCTAGGAGATGTCTCATAGATGAGATTGTGTTGACTAACAGCATAGAAGGTGTTCGGAGCACCAGAAAGGAAATTAGCGATATTCTGGATGAGTTGCAGGAAAAAAGCAAAGGGAAGCGTTTTTTCGGATTAGTTCAGAAGTATGACATGCTGATGACAAAAGAAGAAATCCCCATTGAAAGCTGCCAGGACATTAGGGCGATCTACGATGAGCTGGTGCTTGCAGAAGTGGAAGAAGAGAATCCAGATAACCTACCAGACGGGAAGTGGTTTCGCAAAGAGTCGGTGAGCATTTATAGTCCGAGCCAGAAGGAGATTCATAAGGGGGTATACCCGGAAGAAAGTATAATTCAATCCATGGAAAAGGCGCTTATATTTTTACATGACGAATCTCATGAAGCGCTTTGCAGGATTGCAATTTTTCACTATTTGATTGAGTATATCCATCCGTTTTATGATGGGAACGGAAGACTTGGCCGCTTTATATGTAGCTATCTTCTCTCGCAGGAGTTAGTTCCGGTGACAGGCTATCGGCTTTCATATACAATAAAGGAAAATATCAATGACTACTACAAAGCGTTTACTGTATGCAACGACCAAGTAAACCTCGGGGATTTGACGCCGTTTCTAACGATGTTCTTAAATATAATAAAAACATCAGTGGAAAAGCTGAAGGAAAGCTTGCAGGAAGGGCTTGTCCGATTAAACAGGTATTTGCAGAGAATAGAGGATCTGTGCGCTGGGAAGGATGAAAAACTGGGAGAAATCTATAGCCTTCTGATCCAAGCGGCGCTTTTCTCTGAATTTGGTGTATCAACTGATGTAGTGCTGAAACATGCAATGCTTAGTCGCACAACATTGACACGCAAGTTAGAGCAAATACCACAAAATCTACTTGTAAAATCGAGGCGTGGAAAGACAAATTACTATTCAATCAATCTAAATGAATTAGACGACTATATCGCAAGAAGCGATACAGAACAGGTTTGATATAAAAGGCCGCTTCCGGGGAAACCCAGGGTGGTCTTTTTATGCACATTTTTTTGCAACTAGATAATAGGCGTACCTTCTCTCTATTCCGCCCTCCGGCGGTTAGGTCACAAAGCAAAAGGCAGACAACCGAAGTTGCCTGCCTGTGTTTTGGATGTTGGTAGGGCGGCGTATCCTACATCTCAGGTTCCCTTGCGGCGTGTCGGCACTCACGCATTACCCATATAGGTGATAGATGCCCGTTCTATCCTCATACAAGGGAGTGTCGGGAGCCATTTCCGACCTCAACACCCAATACAGTCTATGCTTTTGCAACTTCATTTAATCACACATTTTGTGATTTGTCAACTTTTTTAATCTCCCACTGTTAATGCGGTTTTTCAATTTTCCTTCACTAATCTCGAAAACACTTGCAACAAACAGGTAATTTTCATCCCTATCCAATTTTATACAGACCATTATGTTGCCGCTCAAAATTTTCACTAGTTCAATACTATCCGGCTCTTTAGGGTGCTTTCCAATATAATCAGGAGAAGATATGATCTCCGGCACATAAGATAGATTTGAAACCTCGGAGGGGTGTCTTTTCTGAATATGTGCCATTAGACCATAAGATTGGTAAATTGGCCCACAAGGAAGATGCTGTCCGGTTGCTAAATTGAACTCTGTAACATACTCTCCGACGCAAAATAGCTTATTGAAATTTTCCGGCACATCTTTCCCCCTCTCTATCTTTTCCGCTCTCTGGCGGTTGGGTCACACATTACCAGATGATATCCCTCGTGTGAGGGTCGTAGCCACCCAGCACACGGCCCAGCACTTTTAATTCGGTAAACGGTGGTATCTCAATATCCTTATACTCCGGGTTGAGGGAGTGCAGTTTTACCTCCTGGCTTTCTTCGTCCTTCTTCAACTGCTTGCAGTACGACTTCCCGTCCAGAACAAAGATACCTATTTCACCATTGTCAAGAACGGGAGTGGCCTGGAGAAAGACTGTAGAGCCATTTGGTATCTTCGGCTCCATAGAATCTCCGGAGATCAGCACACCAAAATTCGTTTTTGTGGGAACATAGTCGGACGGATACTGCTCCATATGACTGGGAGGAGTTTCTATCGGATTCCCAAGGCCGGCGGCGGCGGGCTCGTCAAACACTTCAACCTCTGTAAAGCCGTGGCTACGTTTTACTTTCGGCAGGGGAATGACTTTAGGGTGGCCGACAGGCTGCTTTGGTGTTGCTGTGATCTCGGCCTTCCCCTCATATTCCATAATAAGCTTGACAGCCCCTTTTCCATGGTCGGTCAGCTTTTCATAGCTCTTTGCGATTTTTTGTGCCTCCTCCGATAGTTCGGAGGGGGATTTTTTTGTTGTTTCCCCCTCCGGGCTTTCAAATTCTGTTGGTGAATAAAGAGATAAAACAGATATTCCCAAGACTTCACAAATCCTTGGAACCATATCGACATCCGGAGAGTTATTCCCACGGGTCCAATTATTGACTGTGCCTTTACTTATGTTTAATTTGTCAGCAAGTTGTACTTGATTTATTCCGGCATTTTCCATTGCAGTGACAAGATTTATTCGGATTCGTTCCCGCAAGGATATTGTTCTGCCTGTCTCCATATAATCACCTTCTTTGACATGAGCATATCACACGAAAAAACAAAAGTCAAGAATTTCGTGATTTCCTATTGACAGTAGCGAAATATTGTGATAGCATAAAAGTAAGTCCAGAAAATCGCTACTTCTAGGGGGGTGAGGAAATTGAGTGTAGCGCAGAGTATTCAGATATATTTGAAGGATCATGGGATTAAACAAGCGTTTATCGCTGAAAAGTGTGGCTGGTCCAGACAGAAAACCAGTTGCATTATCAGTGGGCGATCTAAAATGGCTGCAGATGACTTCTTAGCAATCTGTGATGTGATAGGTGTTCCTTATGATTACTTCAATGACCGATTAGATGACTGAAAGGAGGTGGTTTTTATGCACCACTACATCACGAAGTACGAGGAAAATGGGGTTCAATATGCTGAAGCTTGGCTACAAATCAATCTATTCAGTTTCTGTTTCTGCTTGTGGAGAGTCAGAGCAAAGATATAGGGCCCTTGCAAACAGCAAAGGCCCTATCCCAGAAGAAATCACTTTTTAGGTGTCCATTTGTTGCCCGGCTTTTGAGTGGGTGGCAGACGATCACCCGGGTCAATTGTTATTTGCCGAGGGTCATTGACTTGACCACCACGGGGGCCGACTTCCACATACTCGCCACGCGGCTTATTGTCTTCTCCTGGCTTGTATAACGGTTTAGGCATAGCGGAGCCTCCTTTCCTTGAAAATGGAGGGCAAGAAACAGTTACCCTTCTTGGATAATTGTACCATATCCGACGACAAAAATCAATATATTGTATAGAAAATTTGTTCTATACAATATACAGGAAGAAAAGTTCCGAAACTGGAAAAATTCTTCCCTGACATGGATCAGGAAACGCTATTCAAATGGTCCGACGACCAGGGAACATGAAAAGGAGGGGAGGGCGATAACATATCAAATCCGAGAGATGTATGGCGGTGTTAATTCTCCAATCAAAGTGGAATTGACCATATTTTTGTCAGGCCCCGATTGGTATAGACTTTCAAGTTCAGAAGCTTGGCATCATCTGGAAGCATACGTTGATCTGATTGAAAAAGAACGTATCCGCTCACAGCTCCAAGGGCAGATATAGCGATTGGCATTTGCATTGAGTAATAACTTTTCCTTGATATGATTTCTTTTCCGCTTCTTCGGGTATCATCCAAAACCCAAGTCGGGAAGGGGACGCAATCTACTTCATTTTCTCCAGACAGCAAAACAATTCGTGTGATAGCAATCGGAAGCCGAGATTTATTTTCAATATGGACAAAGCAAAGCGTAATTTCGTCATCCGATTTACATTCTGTAATTCTGATTCCTATATTTTTTCTTTGAGATAAAAATGTGAGAATCCATGTTGCTAGAGACATCAAAAAACCTGCAACTGCAATACCGAATGTTATCCACTCCATCAAATGGATCATCCCCTTTCGACCACATACTACCATATTCCAGCGGGAGGGGCAATAAAAAGCACCCCGACCAGCGCATCACCGACGACCAAGGAGCATAAGAAAACCGCCCGTGAGGGCGGGAGTGAGGCCTGCCAGGGAATAAGCCCCGACAGCTTGCAGAACGGCGGGCGGAGGAGGCCGAAACCGTCGGGAAGCTATTCGATTTTTACATCCATCTTTGAAAGGACGATTGCTATGAGAGAGAAAAACAACTTGCAGGAAATTTTGCTGACCAAGCTCCGCCGGGAGCGGCAACCCGTCACCGTGTTTTTGATGAATGGCTACCAGATGCAGGGAACCGTTTCTGCCTTCGATGCCTTCACCGTAGTCCTGGACAGTGATGGAAAACAGCAGATCATCTACAAGCACGCCATTTCTACCATTGTTCCAGCTCGTCCCATCCTGCTAGAACAAACAGAGTTTTGAGATTTCCGAGATAGAGAGGAGGGGCCTTTATGCCGAAATTGAAAGAAACCCCGGTCCAACGGATGGAGCGGGTGTTCAGAGCCGCAGTATTCTACGGCCTGGAGCGCAGGGCGGAAACGATTGACGACTTGGCAAAGCGGGCGCCGAAGGCCCGGTCAACTACATATCGCCGAGTCAGGATACCAAGGACCTGTACCTTTGAAGAGGGACTATTTTATATCCCCAAGTTTTTAAACGACCGGCAACTTTGTGAAATGTGGGGTGTGGAATACCACGGTATCACACCGGAGGATGTGGCTGCGGCGATAGAAGGGAAGGACAAAAATATCTGAATCTTTTGAGCTATTAGAGTCCTTTGAGGTAGGTTGAGGCTGCGGTTATTTGGAAGCAAGGGAGAGGAGGACAAGCCTTGAATACCTTTCTGTTTATGGGCGCATACGCCTGTATCATTGTGGCGATGGTTCTAATCATTTGGGATATATGGGACAGGAGGCGGAAGAAGTGAGGACACGAAATGAGCGCCGTCAGCGGCGGCAAGAGCGGTTTTGGACCGGCATGGTGATCCTCTTTGGATGCCTGGTGTTCTGGCTGGGTGCCGCCGTAGGGATACAGGTGGCGGGGCTATGAATATTCCAGAGCATCCAGACATTACGGCGATTCAGCGGACAGGTTATCCATCCTGGATTGAATGCGAGAACAAGGACACAATGGCAGAACTAAAGGAATACGCAACAGAATATGCACTTGAGATCATCAAGTGGCTTCTGGACGGCTATCCTGGCATCATTCGGGAATTTTCAGAATATGCCACGGGTTACGGAGCCACGACTTATCAAGACTGGCTGAATTGAGGGATATGGAGTTGGTTATATGGAAACTACAACAAAACTGCTTACATGGGCAACTGAAAACATAGGTCCACTGGAAGAGGTTCAAGCTATAAACGGGACAGTTCGTGTCAGGCTGAAGGATGGGCGATCTGGCTTTTTAATTATGGGATCTGACGGGGTACCAGTGGCGAATCTTCCGCCGGAGGTAGGAATATGAGCCGCTTAATTTGTGTAATGGGTGAATCCGGGTCTGGGAAAACAACGGCTATGCGGAATCTGGACCCTAAAAGCACCTATTATATTGACTGCGACGGAAAAGGACTGGCCTGGAAAGACTGGCGGAGCCAATACAATGAAGCCAATAGGAATTTTGCATATACCAGAGACATTCAGAAAATCGCTGGCCTAGTTGTCAATATCAGCCAGAAAAAACCAGAGACGAAAACCATTGTCATCGACACGTTGAACACCTGTATGGTGGACAAAGAAGTAAAAAGTATGAAAGAAACGGGCTTTGGCAAATGGATAGACTTGACACAGTTTGTGTGGGACTTGATCGAGATAGCCGGCCGGCAGCGGGACAATCTGACCATCATTTTTGTCATGCATAGTGAGACGATCCGGGATGATTTTGGATACAGCTTTACAAGAATTAAAACGAATGGCAGAAAACTGGAAAAGCTGGTTCCAGAAAGTCTGTTTGGGACTGTTCTACTGGCCAAGAAGACCGATGATGACCGCTATATATTCGAGACGCAGGCAAAAAACAGCACAGCAAAAAGCCCCATGGGAGCCTTTAAATCCTTTGAGATCGATAATGACATGGGATTTGTTCTAAAGGCATTGGAGGACTTCTGATGGGTAAGGCAAAGGACGAAGGGGTAACCAGCTATACCAAAGCAACCGTAGACCTGTTTTTCCCCGATGACCGTGTATGCTGTGAATTTTGCCCATTATTAGAAACATACGCAAGAAAACAGTGCCGAAGGACGGCTGAATACATCGTAGACACTCGTTATAGAGGGTATTGGTGCCCTTTAAATATTATCGAAAATACGGAGGAATAGAGTAATGAAACAGTTTAGCGGATTTGAAGCCAAGAAGTCTGCTGGGGCCAGAGAGCTCCTTCCTGCTGGTGGCTATGTCGCCAAAATTCTAAATGCCGAGGAGGTTTCCTACGACTGGGGGAATGTACTTCTGATCTCCTTTGATATTCTGGAGGGCCAGTACAAAGACTTTTTTGCAAAGGATTATAAAGAGCAGGATCGAGAGGACAAGAAATGGAGAGGAACTTACCGCCTTTCTGAGCCAAAAGATGACGGGAGCGAAAAGGACGGATGGACTAAGCGCGCTTTTGGAAATGCTGTCTGGTCCATCGAGGCCAGCAACCCTGGCTACCACTGGGACTGGGATGAAACGAAGCTGAAAGGAAAACTTGTTGGCGTTTTGTTCCGCAATCGGGAGTGGGAAATGAACGGAAATACTGGTTGGACCACGGAGTGTTGCGCTCTGACTGATGTAGACGATATTCGGCAGGGAAAGTATCGACAGCCAAAGGACAAGCCGTTAAAAGTCACCAGTGCCGCAGAAAACAGCTTTGCCCAAATCAATGAAGACAGTGGGGAGCTGCCCTTCTGATGGATCATTTTTCGGTCAAGCGCGCCCTATCTACAATGTCCGTTTTATGGGACACTAGAGAACAGGACACACCACGGGCCAAAAAACGTATGGAGCAGATCGGAGCCCCGATTGAGAGAGTAGCCCTCTCTTTCGGGGATTACTCCGTTAAGTGTGACACATTGGACTTAAGGGACCAGGTAGCTATTGAGCGTAAGATGGATTTGACCGAACTGGCTCACTGCTATTGTCAAGACCGGAAACGCTTTGTCAGGGAGTTTAAGCGGGCTAAAGAGGCGGGGGCAAAGTTATACCTCCTGGTGGAGAATGGGAGTCTTGACGAGGCTTACAGCGGCCATTATAGGGCAAGAGTTCACCCGGCATCACTAACGGCCTCTATGCTGGCTTGGCTGGCCCGCTATAACTGCCAAATCCTGTTTTGCAAAGAGGAGAACAGCGGACGGGTCATCCATGATGTACTGTACAGGGAGCTAAAGGAGCGATTGGAGGAAATGCCGGATGAAGAAGAAATTTAGAATCACCTGCACCCATAATCCCCAGGACTTTTTCAATGGACAGGAACCGGCGGAACTTTCCAAAACTTACATAACCGACAACTTAGAATTGGACACCAGCAGAGAAATCCATGATGGTTACCAGGTGATTGTATCGGAGGCTGAAAAGGATGAAGAATGAAAAGCGGAGAATTAAGACCGACCACCTTCCGTGCCGCTATGACTTTAAGGTTATGACCAATGGAAGGCCTATGACCCTGTACGACTTGACGATGGATGAGCTGACCTGTCTCATGGATGTTTATTTCAGAAACGGATATGAGCAGATATATGCCAGAATCGCCTCAACATGGGAGTAAGCTATGGACGAAAAAGCAGGGTGGATCAAACTCTGGAGAAAATTTGCGGATGACCCCTTATGGGTTTCGGAACCATTTACCAAAGGACAAGCTTGGGTTGACCTGCTTCTTATGGCCCAAGGGACGGAGAATACAATTTTCAAAAATGGGAAATTTATGGAGTTCCAGCCTGGAACTGTCTATAAGAGCATCTTAGAATTGTCCAAGCGATGGAAATGGAGCCGGAACAAGGTTAGTAGATTTTTAAAATCCCTCGAAAATGAAACAATGGTTGAAACAAAGAGTGATACAACGAATGGAACAACGATAACCATTGAAAATTGGGAGGTTTACCAGGGCAGAGGGCAACAAACGAAACAACGCCGTGAACGAAAATCGGACAACTCACGGACAACGGACGGACATAATAAAGAAGGAATAAGAAGGAATAGAAGAAAAGAAGATAGCTGCGGCGTCGCCGCGCCGTCTGAGGACGGCGGGCTCCCCGCCGAGGGGACGGGTGATGACTCCATTGTGATTGATGGGAGGTTGTACAGATTCCCATCCAGGTGGAGACGAGACGCAGAAGCTATGGGGAAGGACCTTGGCCTGTTCGTAAAGGGGATGTACCAATGAGCTATGAGTTCAAGACTGAAGATGCTTATGGATTGGCCAGGGCCATCGGGGCCGATATCCATGAAAAAGGGGACGAGCTGTTTTTCAAGTATTGCCCCCAGTGTCGGGGAGGCGGAAATCGGGACAAGAATACATTTTCCGTGAATCTTAAAAGCGGTCTGTTCAAGTGCTTCCGAGCGAGCTGCGATTACCATGGACATTTTGTAGAGCTGGCAAGAGATTTTGATTATGACTTGGGTTTCGGTGAAAAGCGAGTTTACCGAAAACTGCCACAGAAGCCGGTAGTAGTTCGGAATGGAGCAATCGAGTACATGGCAAAACGGGGAATTAGCTCCGAAATTTGCCGAAAGTATGAACTGACCACTCGGACAGATAACAAGGACATTTTGGTTTTCCCCTTTTACGATGAGACTGGTACACTCCAATTTGTCAAATACCGCAACATGAAGTTCCGCAAAGGCATTGACAAAAACAAAGAATGGTCTGAGGCGGAAACTATGCCAATCTTATTTGGAATAAAGCAGTGCAAGGACTTTGACCGCCTGATTATTACGGAAGGGCAGATAGACAGCCTATCAGTAGCGGAATGCGGCTTTAACAATGCGGTTTCTGTTCCAACGGGGGCAACAGGCTTTACATGGCTTGCAAATTGCTGGGACTGGATTACAAAGTTTCATGATGTTGTGGTATTTGGCGATAACGAGCATGGAAAGATCACGCTGGCTGACACTTTACGGGCCCGCCTCCCACAGACGGTAAAGGTGGTTCGTAAAAAGGACTATCTGGGGGAAAAGGACGCGAATGATATTCTTCTGAAATATGGGAAACAGGCAATCAGGACGGCAATCGAAAACGCGGAGATACCCCAGATGGAAAATGTTAAAGACCTGGCTTTGGTACAGTCGGTGGACATCAACGCCCTGCCGAAAATCAAAACCAATATCCCGGATATAGACCGTCTGATTGGCGGATTGGTTATGGGACAAGTGATTTTGCTAACCGGAAAGCGGGGACATGGAAAGTCCACATTTATGAGCCAACTGGTCTGTGAGGCACTGGATCAACGAGAGAATGTATTTATTTACTCTGGTGAATTGGCTGATTATCACTTTAAACGATGGATCGATTTTCAGCTAGCCGGAACGGATTACATAAAGGCCATTCAAAATATCTATGGGGACTATGAATATACCATCGGGGACGGCGTAATTCGACAGATCAGTGATTGGTATAAGGGCCGCGCTTATATATACGACAATAACTGGCTTCCGGAGGATGGCGCGGAATTTGAAAGCCTTCCAGAAACCATTGAAAAAGTCATTAAGCAATACGGAGTTCGGCTAGTCTGCATCGACAATTTGATGACAGCTATGGAAACAGTTCAGGAAAACGATCAGCTTTATTTGGCACAGAGCAATTTTGTGGGTCAGCTTAAAAAGATCGCTGTCAAATATGATGTAGTTGTTATTCTGGTCGCTCATCCCAGAAAAAGCAAATTGGAGTTTGACAACGATGATGTGGCCGGTTCCGCAGACATCACTAACAAGGCCGACGTAGTCATGTCCTATGAGCGAATAGAAAATGACGATACATGTGATAGCAAGCTGTCAATTACAAAAAACCGTCTGTTTGGAAAATATGCCACGAAGGACAAAGCCATAAAACTGTGTTACAGCGAGAGGACAAAAAGAATTTTTCCTTATGGACTTTATCCAAGGCATTACGGGTGGGAGGATTATTTTCAGCCAGTGGAGGAGGAATTGCCACTATGACAGAACTTCCTTTTGAAAGAGCGGCCATGCGTGGAGAGCCGATGTCGGATAGTTTGGATTTTATTGATGCAGTAATGTATCAGGGTTTGGCAGCATTATATTTTAGATTTTTTCAAAAGGCGATTACGCAGGAACAAGGACAAATTGAAAAAAAGCACCTGATGAGAAAGTACACAGTAGAACGGAATTTGAAATCGTATGAAGATATTATGTACCGTTGGAACAGCGATTTAAGAAAAGCAGTTGAAGCCGCCCAAAACGCCTACCGAAAAAACCGCACATTGGAGAACGCCGACAGGTTGAGTGCGGCGCTGGATGGGAGGTTGTGATGAATGAATACATACATTACGAACCATATGGACGATATTAAGCGTGCCCTGCTGGGCGACAAAGAGGCGGCGAAGCTAACCCATCTATCCCTGTTTTCCGGCATTGGAGGCTTGGATCTTGCGGCGGAAATGGCTGGATTTAAAACCGTTGGACAATGTGAGTGGGCGGACTATCCGACAAAGGTGCTGGAAAAACACTGGCCAGATGTGCCACGCTGGAGGGACATCAGGACGCTGACAAAGGAGAGCTTTTATGAAAAAACAGGACTGCGAACAGCTGACATTGTTTCAGGAGGATTTCCGTGCCAGCCCTTCTCCGTTGCCGGGAAGCGAAGAGGCAGTGACGATGACCGTTACCTCTGGCCTGAAATGCTTAGAGTTATATCGGAACTCCGGCCCGCTTGGGTCGTTGGCGAGAATGTTGCTGGGATCGTCAATATGGCACTCGACCAGGTGTACGCTGACCTGGAAAACGAAGGTTACTCCGTCCAAGCGTTTATTATTCCGGCTTGTTCCGTCGACGCCCCGCACAGGAGGGACAGATGCGCGATTATCGGGTGTAGAGCGCTGGAAAGAAAACATAACGGGAGAGGACGGAGAACCTATTCTTTGGAAAACTCCGATTGCGTCAGATTCGGCGAACCGGAAGTTTTATCACAACAGCAGGGGCGAGCCAAATTTGAGCGGGATGGTGAAGATGTGGCCCACGCCGAAAGCGCAGAACAGCAGAGGGAATGGAGAGAGGCACAGAGACGGAGGGCCAAGCCTGGACGTGGTGGCTGGTGGCCAATTGAACCCGACATTTGTAGAGTGGCTTATGGGGTTCCCTCTCGGGTGGACAGACTTAAATGCCTTGGAAACGCAGTAGTTCCCCAGCAGTTTTATCCGGTGTTTCAGGCCATAGCGGACATAGAGAAGGGGATTATACATGGATGACATTAAATTAGCGATGCTCGGCTCAAAAGAGGCGGCTCGACGGCTGACGGAAGCGGGGGCGCTGCTGCCGTGTCCGTTCTGCGGAGGAGCCGGGGAGTTACGCCGGACTTCAAACGGGTATAGAACAAATCCGGTTGCAATTTTAGATAAATGGACAGTTGAATGCCCAAGTGGATGCTGCGAAGTTAAGACATTTGAAAGCGAAATATACCAAGATAGCAACGGAATGGTTGTTATTAAGCGTAATGGGGCAAATGAAGCCCTTCTCGCCTGGAACACCCGTGCGCCGATTCTGAGTGCGGAGGAGATGGAGATGCTGGAGGGGATGAAAAGTGGCGATTAAGAATTATACGACCACCATTGATGTCTATAAAAGCCTGGGGGAAATCCAAGGCGCTCTTGCCAGCCACGGGGCGAGAAAGATCATGGTGGACTACGACACCACAGGCCAGCCAATCGGGATAATGTTCGGCATCGAGACACCGGACGGCCCACGAGGGTTCTCCCTGCCGGCCAATGTGGATGGGGTTCGGGTGGTATTTGGCCGGCAAAAAGTTAAAGCAGCTCCTGGGCAAGCAGAACGAACCGCTTGGCGCAACGTTCGGGACTGGATTATGGCACAGATGGCGATTATCGAGGCCGGGCAAGTCCAGATCGACGAGGTGTTTTTGCCTTATTTGACAGACGGGAAGGGCCGTACGCTGTACCAGCTCTATCAAGGCGGATACTTGGCGCTTGGGGATGGAAAGGAGGCCAAGTCATGACGCGGGAAGAAGCGATTGAAGTCCTTGAAAACGGTGGATGGTGGGATTTGCTCATCCCTGTTACTACTGTTGAGGGGGAAAATGAATACAGCAAACTCCATGAAGCCATTGACCTTGCCCTCTCTGCCCTTACCCCACCCACGCAGGAGCAGATGGAGCGGGTGTGGAGATCTACATGGACAATGATCGGGGCCGATAAGCGAGGCCGGGGCGGTATTTTCAAATGCATAAAATGTGAAAGATGTTATCCGGTCAAGTGTGACTTTTGCCCAAACTGTGGCCGAGCAATGACCCCGAAGGCGTGGGAGGAACTGAGAAAGAGATGGGAGGGGCTACTTGAAAATCGGGCTGATTGATGTAGATGGGCACAACTTCCCGAATTTGGCCCTCATGAAACTCTCCGCATGGCACAAGGCGCAGGGGGATAGCGTGGAATGGTGGTGGGGCTGGGAACAGTATGACCGAGTGTACATGAGCAAGGTGTTTGATGATACATACAGTCCAGACATCCCGGAGCCGGTCAATGCCACGGAGATCATCAAAGGTGGAACGGGCTATGGGCTGGATAATAAACTGCCGGATGAAATCGAGCACATATATCCTGATTACTCTTTATACCCAAAGCTAACGAAAGACACAGCCTATGGCTTTCTTACCCGTGGTTGTCCTCGAGGATGTCATTTCTGTATTGTGTCCGGAAAAGAGGGGCGGCGATCGGTCAAAGTCGCTGATCTATCTGAATGGTGGAGGGATCAGAAAAACATCGTGTTGATGGACCCCAATATATTGGCTTGCCCACAGCACATGGGCTTGCTGGGCCAGCTTGCAGACAGCCAAGCGTGGGTAGATATCAACCAGGGATTGGATTGCCGATTGCTGACAGAGCAAAACATTGCGGCGATCAACCAGATAAGGTTAAAAGACATTCATTTCGCCTGGGACTATATGCACGAAACGGATGCCGTTTTGAAGGGACTACGGCTATATTCGGCCAAGGCCAGACGCAAGGTGAATGGGGCATACGGGACGGTATACTGCCTGACCGGCTATGACACCACCATGGAAGAGAACCTATACCGCATCTATACATTGCGGGACATGGGGTACGACCCATATGTGATGATTTACGACAAGCCAAACGCCCCGAGTGAGGTGAGGATGCTACAGCGGTGGTGCAATAATCGTTTTATATTCAAAAGTGAGCCAGATTTCAAAAAGTATGATCCAAAAAGGAGACGCTGAACGATGCGGAATCTTGAAAAAGGGCAACATATTTTTATAGCGTTTCAAAATGGGAAAGCCATTTTAGATAGTCAACTACGCCCCCGAATTTATACCAGTCTTGAAAACGCCGACAGGTGGACACCAACAGTCAATAAGGGGAAAATCGAGTATGTAGAGTATGCGCCCACCCTCCCCCAGCCCAGCAACGAGCCGCTGACGCTGGAGGAGCTGCTGGAGATGGACGGAAAAGCGGCTTTTGCGCCAGAAATAAACTGTTGGGTATTGGTCACCAAAAATCCTTTTGTACCACTGTTTACGTTCCCAGATGGTGAAAAATGCTCTGCGCATGATTGGTATGAGCAGGTTGGTCCGGTCTACCGCCGCCCGCCGGAGGGAGAGGAGGACACATGAACTGCCAGAACTGCAAAAAATACGATGACTGCCGGACAGGCTCTGGGTTGACATGGCCGTGCGGAGCGTATAGGCCGAAAGAGGAAACAACCAGATATGTGCTATGTATCAGAAAGAAATGCACAAAAAGCGATTTTGCATTTATGGGGAGAACAGTTTTCCTAACCCGTGCCGAGGCTGAGGCCGCGCTGGAGGGGATGAAGAATGGCTGAGTTAAAAGAACACTACAAAAACAAGAAGGGGTTCAAGCACGGATATTACTACGAACCGTGGTACGTGAATTATCGTTGTATGATGGATAGGTGCTATTGCAAAAAGGTTGAAAGTTATCCTCAGTATGGCGGAAGTGGCGTGGCGGTTTGTGAAGAATGGCATGATATAAGGAACTTCAAAAAATGGGCAGAAGAAAGTGGATATCGCCCCGGCCTTACTCTTGACAGAATAGACGGGACAAAAGGGTATTCCCCCGATAATTGCCGATGGGCAACGCCAAAAGAACAAACTAACAATAGGAAAAATACAATTTTCCTGACGATGGGGAATGAAACACTCCCTCTTACAGTTTGGAGTGAAAGACTGGGTATAAACCCACACACTTTAAGGGATCGCATCACAAGGCGTGGCTGGGGCCACGAAAGAGCACTTACAGAGAAAGTACATAGACACGGTGCCCGCATGGATAAGGGGGACGAGCATGAGGCTGGGTGATTTTGATTTCTGCAATAATCACAATCAGTTTTTCTGGTACGACAAGGACGAACTTGTGGCTACTGTCGAAATCAAGCAAGAAAAAGGGGTTAAGTGGATATGTGGGGTATATGTATCTCCTGCATATCGAAAAAATGGTTTGGGAAAAGATTTATTACAATTTTCGGCTCTTCTTGGCGGGAAAAAGTTATCAGTTGATAAAGAGAACACTCCCGCTTTGTCCTTATACAGAAAATTGGGTTTTTGCATTTTTGACGAAGATGACGAAAACTTTTTTATGCAGATGAAGGAGATTGAGCATGAGTAACCTGATGTTCGTTGATGCCGAGTGCCCGAACTGCGGCGGAATCTGCGGAAACGGAGGCCGTGGAGATACCTTCTATTGCCCCTCCTGTGGATGGAAGGGAAAATTGAGATGGACCATGAGGACATGAAAATGATAGAGGAATACATCCGGCATTGTATAGAAAGGGACAAGGAGGCTGCCCATGAAGTTTCGGAACGCCAAGACAGGGGAAGTAGTGCCTGGTGAAAGAGCACACGGACTATTTTGCAAAGGTAGAAACTGCCTGGAATGTCCAATGTATCAAAAAGCGCCTACCAACGATGGTTGCGTTCATTTCAGAAAAACCCATCCACACGAAGCCGCCCGCCTGATGGGCTACGAGGTGGTGGAGGATGAACCCGTTTCAGATTGTAACGGATTAAATGAGGGTACAAATTGTACCCCTGTAAAGGAGGAGGCCAACACGGCTAACGCCGTGGAGGGTATGTGCTGCGACTGTGCTCATGGCGGCCCCTGCTGCTCTTGGGACGAAAACGAGGATTGCCACCACAGGAGCACTTGCTGGGTGCCATATGCGAAGGAGGAGGCCAACATGGACAAGCCGAGAATTTGTGAGGTGCTGGGGGTTGAACCAGATGAAGAGTGGACTGTTTCTGGAAATGACATAGCGATTTACAGGATAAGTGGTGGGATTGCGTTAGAATATGCCATGCCTAAATACAATGGAGAGGGATATGGAAGTTGGATTCCTGCTGGTATGCCTTGCCTTGTTGATTTTATCAACGACCCCGACCGTATTATCCGCAAGCCCTGCTGGACGCAGCAGGAGGTGGAGAGGGCGAAGAACCTTCTTGAAGTAGTTGGCCCCGCAGAATTAAGAAAAGTTGCTGATATGGTAACGATGAAGGTTGATGGGAAAATCATCTATCTCCGCAAAAATGCTTTTCCATCCCTGAAAAATGAAATGGCCGTCACCCTTGACGAGATCATCGG